TTGTTGGTTAAAAATACACTATTGTAATTATGACTAATCCAACCGGTTAATTCATCTTGTGTTATTTTATATTTCTTATCTAAATCAGGAATGTGGATTAATAATCTTTCAAAATAATCTGGTTTTCCTGTAAAGTTTAACTCTGTGTCTGTTGGATAAGGTAATTTAAAGTCCATTCGTATGTTTTAATTTTCTATTTTCATCCATTAATAATTCAACTTTCTTTTCAAGTTCTTGAATCTTAATGTTTAATTCGTGAATTTCTTCTTTCAAATCATCAATGATATTTTTGTATAACCCGATACTAAGTTCTAAATTTCTTAAAACTTGATTATCGGTCTCAGCATCACTACGTCTTTTACCAACGAAGAATCCTGCTACACCTGTTAATATATTTGATATAAGTAATAGTATTTCTGTGCTCATATTAATAACAATCTTGACATGGAGGGTTCTCATGTTCTAATTCAGAATATGTACTAATCCCCTTTTTATTTAAGTAGTCCATACTATAACCTTTACGAGAAGTATGTCCTAAGAATATACCATTATTATATTTTTGTGAACGGTCAGGTATCATACCATCAATTGTAGATTGCGTTAAATAATCTGGGAAACGATTTTGTCCATAACCAATTAATAAATAATCTTGAAGACGAGTCATATAAAAGTCTGCTCTCTGTTTCTGTACTGAACGAAGATATTTCAATGTATCAATATCAACAGATGTTGCGTTTTCCATTTCACCTGTTACCACACCTCTATTCATTTGTCTGAATGCGATGGAGTTAAGAGATTGATAAAAAGCCTGCTGAATTAAATATGGTTGAATATAATCATTTACCAATGTAGTTTCATCTGCATTAAATGTATTACCAGTAGAACTTACTTGTGACAATAAATGGTTATAAAACTTTGTACCCAATATTGTTTGAAGATCAATATCTTGTGCAATTTGTATTTCTGCTTTAAGAACATCCATATCAACGTTCTTGTTAATTGAAGTATAACTCTTAAGTTTACCCTCCGATATTAATAAAACTCCCATCTTTAATTATAATTTAATTCTTCTTCTCCTAACCAAACATTACATTCTTCTTCTGTTAACCCGTATCCACTCATTAACATATGTACTGCTTGTCCTCTTGTTATTTTTTCTTTGTTATATTCTCTAACAATTCTCATTAGATTTTGATATTCTCTACCTTTTAATCCTTTAATATTTTCATTAATGATTTGTGATTCCGCTTCAACTGGTGTAACTGGTTTATCAATAACTGCAGGATTGTCTTTAACATCACCTGTTAAGAATAATGATAAAGGTTTAATTTCAAAAATTGTTGGAACACCAAACTTAAGACTTATCAATTTATTGAATGTTGGTAACATTGCGTTTTGATAAGGTTGAATAACCATCTTACGGAAATATTCTGAATGTTCTACAATCTCAGTACCACCACCTAATTTACCCGCTGTTGCAATACCAAATAACTCAGCAGAAGAAACTCTGTGTGCAGATAGTATTGAACGAGTAATATCGTCATTTAAAGTTGAATAATAAGTATCATTATCGTTACGAGGAATTTGTGTAATAACGGGTGCAGTTTCAGCACTTTCATTAAATGAAATAACTGCCATACCAGCATTGTCTGTTCCACCATATTGATTTTCTAACGCTCTTGTAATTGTTCTTTGTTCTTCTTCACCAGGGATTCCATTATTCATAGATATGAAAAGTGATGGAACCATTCCTTTACGAAGGTTATTCATATGGAAGTTCTTAGCTTCAATATCAGTTTCAATACTTCTTTGTCCACCTGACCAATCAGGAATAGGATAATAAGTTAAAGATGGTTGATATGATTTGTAATAATAGATTTGTGATGGGTCACCTTTTTCTTGATTAAATGCAGAATATTCTTCAGGTGGAAACTTCTTAAGGAATCTCCAATCCGCCGAATAGAAATAAGATTCTACCTCATCATCATCATTTAATTTACCACTACGTACTCTACTAAAGTCTAAGTGATAAATCTCAGCAATAGATTTTCTATCTTTGGACCATATTACATTAAGGGAAAATCCCCCAAATAACATAAAGTCCAATGAACATTTTCTCATTACTTCAGCAACTGTTTCTTTACCATTAACAAGGTTTACAGATGCCATTGGATTGTTTAATGATACGATACCATCACCCATTATTTGATTTACCTTTGAGGTAACCACAGCTTTGTGGATACTACAATTGTCATAAAGTTCAATAAAGTATTGTGGTAATAAATTATTCTCACCATAATAAACCCAGGGACTACGTTGTAGTACTTCTGAATAAACTGGTACTGATGCCTTATCAAACTTAATATTGGCAAATTGTATTTTCTTTATTTCTTCACTCATAATTAATCTTGTATGTATATATAATTTTCATTAACTTCATTAGGAGAAATATACTCAGTAAATGCTGGACTTTCTTGTGTTCCTTCAAGTATAACAATACCTGTGAAAACCAATTGCGTTCCATTACCATAAATGTTTAATTGATATTCACCCAAGTAATTCAAATCTTGACCTGAATTTTGAAGGTTTAATATAATCTCACAATAACGAATATTCTGTGCATAGACCTGTGTGTCTGAAGTGTTAATCAAATAAGTCTTAACTTCCTTTGACATGATATGTGTAAACTCCAACGTATAACCACTAAACACAGTGTTTGAGTTATTGTTGATGTTCATTATCAATTCGTTTTGTTGTCCTTTTTGTAAGTATAACATAATTTATCTCTATATAACTAAATATAAAAAAAACCAAGTTGAATTGGTAGAGCACAAAAAAAGAGGGACATAGGTCCCCCTTAATTTATAGATATTCAAATTCGGTCTTACGACCTACGTTCAACAATTAGAAATTGTCTCCAAATCCACCTGTAGTCAATAATGAAGATAATGCTGTTGCAGAACTTACATTAATAACATTTGCTGGTGCTGGTTCTTGACCGGTGAAGATTAATTCCGTGCCGTTGCGATCACCAAATGCAGTACCTGTAGCAGCAGAACCACCACTTAAATACATACCGTTGATTTGACCTAAATAATAGAAAACATCATTTTGATCCTGTGCGATTATTTGAATTTGGTCATTTTGACCTAAAACCTTAAGTTGGTTTCTCTTATCTTGGTCGTATTTGTATAACACTGCTGTTAATACTTGCTCCCAATAAACAGTACCGTTCTCAAAAGATTTTGTTGTATTTTGTGCTAAAGAAGAAGTATTACGTTTCAATTGAAATTCATACCAAACACCACTACCAGTGATACCTGTGATTGGACCAGTTGAACCTGTAATACTTACTGTTGCCACTGAAGGTGCTGTAGCTCCTGACGCTCCTAATACATAGATAGATTTAATACCACCTATACCATCTGAACATCCTAACTCAACTCCTGAAGATATATAACAAGACATATTTTTATAATTTAATTATTTTTATATTTTTATAAAGGGGACTTTCACCCCTTTTGTTTTTTTAATATTATGCTAAACCGTTAGTTGCGAAGTAAGCAGTTGAACCAAACTTAGCGATTGTTACACCGTAGTTGTAGTTTGCTCTCAAACGTAACTCATCAAAATCTTTTGAGTACCAGATAACTAATTTCTCGTGGTCAGACAATAAGTCAAAACCAATTACGATATACTCACGTGGTCCAATTACTACAGCGTTAGAACTGTTCAAACCGATAGTTGGAACAACCTTTACGTTAGTAGAAGGATGAGTTGCTTCCATCATTGAAGTTACATCAGTCGATCCAATGTAGTTCATGAAAAAATTGGCTCTTACCAATGCTTGTACATATAAACGGAAGTTACTGTAAGACATAAACACAACTAAGTCTTCACGAGACATTGCGTTGTCATCTAATGCGTTGATTAATTTATCAACTTCAGTGATTGGGTTACCATTTACACCGTAAGCTGCACTTGGTGAGAAAGTTGTACCTGAAGCAGATACCGCAACACCTGTTTGACCTGATGCAATCAAAGTCTTTAAACCATTGAAACAAGAAGTTCCAGTAGTCGCTTGCCATAATTGTTGCTCAATTCTTTGTTGAATTTGTTTAACTTTTAAGTCAGCAATTTGTTGTTCAAACGGAACAGTCTCAGAAGTTTGACCTGGAGCCATTAACATAGACTGGTATGTATCATACAAATCTTTGTAACATAATGCTTCATTGTACTTCTCAGGACAAGTTGTAATGTTTGATTGAGTAAAGGTAGTTGTACCAGATGGGTCCCATCCGCAAGTACCGTCATTGAAATACGCAGTAGAGTTTAAAAGGTTCAATGCTTGAGTACCTTTAACACCTAATCTTACGTTTGCGTATTTAGCAGTAGTACCACCGATTAACGCCTTTGAAAGTAATTCACCACCAACTTGGTCAACGTAAGATCCGATTGATGCTACGTCATAAGCGAATTGTTCTTTTGATAAAATTTTCATAATTCTTTTATTTTGTTTTTATTTATTATTTTTTCTTAATTCAGCAATCATAGCCAATTTAGACTCCATTGCATCATCATTATTTATTGATTTATTAAAATCTGTCTTACCATTTGCAATTGGTTTTGCTGCTGGTTCTTTTTTGAATGCTGAAAATTGAGATTCAACCTCAGACATTTTTTGTTCCATATTAGACATTTTCTCAGACATTTTCTTTACAAAGTCTTTTAACATTTCTAACATTTCAATTTCAATACTTGGTTCACCTGATTTTACTTCTGCTTTTGGTTCTCCTTCTGGCATTGGTTCACCTTCACCATTTTCTTGTAATGCTTCTTCAACAGATACTATTACTCCATCTTTAGTTTCAACTTTAGTTCCGTCCTCAAGTTCGTGTTTACCATCTGGTGCAGGAATTTCTGCGTCAGGGGTAACAACTACAACTTTAGCACCTTCTACTAAACCTTCACCTTCAACTTTAATCTCAGTTCCGTCTACTAACTTAGCCGATACGAAAATCTCTTTTACTGATTTAATTTCACCGCCTTCTACTTCAATGTTGAAATTCTCAACAAGTCTGTAAGAACCATCTTCTAAAGCAACTTGTTCAAACTCCTCGTTGATTTTAACAATCTTCTCACCAGCCTCTAATTTAGATGCTTGTAAAATTGTATTATCCTCAAGTTTGAATGAAGCCATAGGTGATTCGTCAGCCATAAAACCAAATTGTACCATCAATTTTTTAATCTCAGCAATTGCTGTTTTTGATTTTGACATATTTGTTTTTGTTTTAATTTATTATTATCTCTACTCTTAAATATAAGTTTGTATATATATTACCAAATTATATTTTAATCTTCAATGTTCTTTAATATTTGTGCTACTTTTTGAAGGAACATTTCTTCTCTACAGAATGATGCAACCTCCTCAAAATATCCACTGACCGAAAATCCGTTGAGGGTTTTATTTTTAATTTTTTCCCAAACTTTATCACCTGTTGGTGTCTTTGCTACTTTCATGCGGATGAACCATGAACCGATAGGGACCGATTCATATCCATAAGCGGTTGATTTATCTTCTTCAGTTTCCTTAATCCAACTCTCAACAACATATACATCATTCACTGCTTTACCATCATGCATCAAATCATTATTGTCAGTATATTTGTTTCTCATATACTTCTCAGCAATCATTTTAATCGTATCAGCATAAAACACAACCCAGTATGGGTTTCCCTTGGCATCCTTACGGAAGATTTTTTGACCAGCAATCATCGCGGGACCAATAACGGTTCTTTGTTCTTCATCTGTTGCAAAGTATTGTTTTGACATATTATTTCTAATACTTTCTAATTTATTTGATGCCCATTCAATACCTGATGTTCCACCCCAACCTAACCAAGCAACATATCCTTTATCTTTCCACGGCGTTGATTTAAATTCTTCAGCAACTTCTGCATTCTGTCTGTGTCTTGCAAATGAAGCCATACGAGCAATAGTTTCTTCCGATATATTTTCTTTATTACAAAGTTGATTGGCTCTTGTCCATCCAATTTGAGTCATCCCTTTTACTTCATCACCGTGTTCTTCTCTCCATCTTAAAACCTTACAAGCGTTATTTGACGCACTTTCAGGATAGTCATTTGTACTCTCAAACATAGTTGGAGGTGTTAATGACTTTGAGATGGTATTACCTGTTTGACCTGTCTTAACGCCAGGATCAACATAACCACCAATACCACCAACATCATAACCCATATCCTCTTGAGTTATTGGACCACCAACAACCCATGCATCACAAGTTCTTGCTCCAGCACATTTAAAATCAAATGCTTCACAATAACCTATGTTTGCTACCTGTATAGTATCTAATTCATTAACATCATTTATACCGTCCGCAATACACTGTAACATACTTGGTGTCTTAACAAAGAACGCACAGTTTCCACATAATGCTTTCTTTGCTGATTCAACATCACCATCAAACATATCCGCCTTCTTCTTCCAATAATCTTCATTTGGTTCATTTGGGTTTAATGGACCATAGTGTGCCTCATCAATTGCTCTCTGTCTATTTTTTAAATTTGTTTCAACATCTTGTGTAGCAATTGGACAACCCTCCTCAAATTTCTCTTTTGATAATCCCAAGTTTCTTACTGTTGAAGGTGATGGGTTTGCTGCTGTTTTAGATGTAACCGTTGAAGGTTGAGTATATCCTAATACTCTTGTATCTGGTGCTAAACCTGATGGGAATCCACCAACATCTACCTTACCTCTATTAACTGACGCCTTGTTTACAATTGTAGCATCTTTCTTATATAATATTCTACTCCACACGTGACGACAATTATACCCACCTCTCCAAACCATTGCACTATCCCCAAAATCGTTTGTAGTGCTTTCCATATCTTCAACTCTCCATACATAGTTTCTATTAATTAAAGTTTTACAAAAATCTCTTGTTGTAGAAATAATTGCACTTTCAGATATATTAGGATTTAGAATATACTTGTATCTAACATTATATTCTTCTTCATCTTCAATTGATGGTCCATTAGGGTCTGTTGATACAAATCCCTGTTTACCTAAAATTTGAACATCATGAACCACCCAACCTTCGTTAAATAGTTCCTGTTCGTCTTGTGCTTTCTCAACTAATTTTTGAATATATTTCTCATCTTCTCCATCAGGGATGTGAAACTCGTGTTCTTTCTCTTTGTTAAAATACATCCAATTAACCTCAATTGCTGGTTCATCAACAAGGGAAATACTATCAATACCTGATAATTCATCTTCATCATCTATTCTTAATTCAAATACTTTATCGTTCTTAATCATATTATTAAATATAAATTTATTCTTTTTAGTTTATAAAGTGGATAGATTTTTCAATCTTGCTTGTTTTTGTTGTTCGTTTGTTAAATCATTTGATACAACATATGTCTTAACAATCATTGGATTTTGTTCAGTATTGGTATTAATATTTTTTGGATTGTCAAAGTTTGCTTGACCTGACGCACCTTTACTGAATGATGTTCCACCACCCGCCATATTCATTGCTGATAATAACGGTGCAAACATTGTAACCGCTCCTCTTGTCATTACAGCTTCACCACCCTCAGCATTAATCATTACACCACCACCAGCGTGTCTTGGTCCTTCAATCATACCACCATCACCATAGTTCTTACCATAGTTTGGTAATGGAGGTTTTGCACCTGCTCCGCCACTATCACCTATTGAACTTGTATATGTTTGTGCATCTATCTTTCTAACGTTTGCAAGACCAGCCACAATTGCTGCCGCCGCTGCGATGGCTCCCAAAACGGGACCAACTACAGGAATTGCAGCCATTGCCGCATATGCTGATACTGCCGCTTGGAATGTATTAATATACGCTTGTGCCTTCTGTGCCGCCTTGTTTTTGTAGAAATACTTTTCCTTTATCTTATCTTCTTCCTTCGCTAACTCATCCTTGTTTTTAATTGATTTTTTGGCGTCCTCTAATTCTTCTGTTTGATTAGCATCATTAATTGCAAGTGCGGCATCAGCCACACCTTTAAATGCGTCAAGACCTTTGGAAACTAATTGTACATAATTTAAAAATTCTTGATTATCAATATCCTGTCTTAACTTAGCATATTTTTTCTTAATTTGAGTCTTTTGATCTTCAGTTAAGTTTAATTCAGCAAGTTCTCTTTCTTGTGCCTTTGTCAATATCTCTCTTTGAACATCATAATACTCAGGGAGACCCTCAATCATTGCTGATTTTTTAACCTCAAGGAATTTAAGTTCATCATCCAACTTCTTAATCATTGCATCATAATCCGCCTTCGTCTTATCATCGTCAATCTTCTGAAGGTCTCTAGCAAGGATTATTGCTAAGTTTTTAATTGCTGCATCATATTGTTCTTGAGTCAAATATTTCTTTTCTAATGCAGATTTTAAATCCTTTTCATCCTCATCATATTTCTTTTTCTTTTCCGTCTTCTCCCTTTCAGTTGTGTCAGCAATTGCTTGAACCTCAAGGTCATAAGATTTTTTAATATACTCTAATCTTTTATCAGCGTTTTCCTTAACCTTTTCCTCATCTTCTTTGTTAAACTTATCGGCAAGTTCAATCATCTTAGCACCATACTTCTTATAAATTTGGAGTCTAATTTCTTCTTTTCTTGCCTCAGATATTTCTAACTTATTGATTTTTGCAGCCTCATTTTCCGCTTGAATTTTTAATTCTAAGTATTGTCTATCTCTTAAATCTTTTGTATATAATACCTTATTCTCTTGTTGTAACCTTAATAATTCAGCGTCTGCTGTTTCATTATCTTGTCTAATTTTATCAAGGTGTCTTCTGTTTTCTTCTTCTAACTTCCTATTTTCTTCATCAATCTTCCTTTGTTTCTCGTCCGCCTTCTTTTGTCTTAGTGCTTCTGCTTTATCGTTTGCAGTTTGTATTTCTTTATTTCTTTCGGTTATATTGTTATATTCCTTAATCCTAATTGCAGAAGATTGATCTTTATATTTTTCTTCAAGTTCAGTTTTTTTCTTTAATGCTCTTTCAATTTGTTTATTATTTTCCTCATCATTCTTTCCTCTATTCTTATATAAATCTTTAAGAACTTGAACAGTTGCACCTAATTGTTTTGATGTTTCATCTCTTTCTTTTGCTAAAACTTGTACACCCGCGGCTCTAATTTCTTCTTCACTTTTACCTTGTGCCCTTAATAATGCTAGTCTTTCATCATTTGAACGTTTTAAAGCTTTATTTGATTTTTCATAACTTGAATCCAAATCATCTAATGCTTTGGTTAATCTTTTAGTAGAATCCACTGCGTCATCCACACCCGTTACCATATTATAAAAACCTACCGTTACTTTTTTTAATATTTCAAATAACGCAACAAAACCTGCAATTATTAAACCAATACCTATGGCCATAAGTGCGGTCTCCAATAGACCAACGGCAACCGTTGCCGCAGTCGCCGATACTCCAACTCCAACCAATGCTTGACCAAATAATCTACCAGCAAGTGTTGCGGCACCAAATGTTTGTGCTGTTGTTTTAGTAACTGTAATAAGTCCTTCCTCTGATACAGTTAATTGTTGACCTGATTTAACTAAAGATATTTCAGCATCAGTTAATTTTCTTATTTCTTGACCTTTAAGTTGTATGTAAGGTACACCCTTTTTAATAGATGTATTAACCTTTTCATTAGTATTTTCTAATTGGTCTAAACCTTTAATTAAACTTGTTGTTTCTTCACTAAATCTATTAAAATTATTTGTTGCTACTGCCGCATTTCTTGCGACATTATTAGTAGATTGTGATGCTTCATTTGATGTTTGACTTAATTTACTATTACTATCAGCCAATTCATCTGTGGCCTCCTTAGCACCGAATAAATTTCTATATATGTCCTTTAAATCATTTCCAAACTCTTTGAATTGGTTTCCAATATCTTTTATACTAAAACTTGTAAAGGTCTTCATGAGACCAATAACACCATTCAATTGACCAAAGAATTGACCAACAGGACCTGGTAGTAAACTAAACGCAGCAAATAAATCTCTTGACTTGGCACTAACCCTATCTAAACCATCTTTGGTATCATTTAATCTTGACGCCAATAGTTTAAACTCATCACTACCTTCTTTGGTCTTATTAAGTTCTTTTGTAAGTTCTCTGGCAGCCTGTTTAAGGTTGAGAGTTTTGTCAATAGCAACATCAATGGCCTTACCATTAATGTCATATATAATTTCAATTTTTTTAACCGCCATATTATGTTAGTTTAAACTTTCTTGTTTTTGTTGTTGGAACGCCATATCCAATAATATTTTATCCCCATTTAATAATTTGACATAACTGAAGTTAAGGTCAAAATTTAATAATAAATTTTTTCTATGTTGGGTTTCTTCAGTAAAATCTTTATACTTTACGTTCTCAATCTCAATCTTATTTTCGTCATTGAATATCTCTATTTTCATATATATAAATTTTTTAAAGTGTTGAAACTACGTATGTTTGACATACAGGATAAATTGCTCGTTTTCCTATAAATCTTATTTCAAAGTAATATGTACCATTTACAAAGGTTGTTAAACCAACCATAGATGGTGTTACGGTGATGGTATTTGACCCCGATACTGTTGTTTGATTAGAATATACAGGACTGACATTATCTACCAATCTCCACGGCTTATAATACGTTTGACCACCTGCCATCATATGAACAGATAATACCATTAAATTTCCAGCATCGTTTATGTATCTTTCACCACCATTTGACGCCCAAGTATAATTGTGTGTAAAGGTCATACCTGTACTTGTGATACTTGTACCTGTAAAATTGGTTACCGTTCCACTTATACTTATGTCATTTATCTCATGAACAATATAATCACCATATTCCGCTAATTCGTTATTTGGAAAAACGAAGTTCTGATTATCAACTTGTCCTATATATCTTATTCCCATATTATTAAATATAAATTATTATCTATCGTTATTTGAAATTGTTATGGTATTGTACCACTATCTATTGTTATAGCAACTTGTTGTGTTGATGGTGCATCCATTACATATGTGTAAGTTGTTGCACTTCCTGAAGAAGATGGACAAGTTGATGATGGTCCATTTCCATTCATTACACAAGCAATACTTGTTCCAAATTCTATACTATCTCCAGTATTTAAACCTGTAATTGTATAGATTGAAGAACAACTTGATGGTAATGTTGTTGATGTTGCACCAGGTACGTTTATATTACTTCCACCATTCTTACTATAGAATAACGTTAATGTTGATGGTGTTCCATCTATATCTCTACCAAATATTTCTAAACTCTTTGTCGCTGCTGTTGGAGTTGGAGTAACTGCAGTAGGGGTTGGAGTAACTGCAGTAGGGGTTGGAGTAACAGGTGTTGGAGTCGGAGTTGGTGCAGGACATAAATCCTCAGCACCTGTCATAGTTGTTCTAAGAATATGACTTGCAAATAATCCGTTATAACTATTAAATTGACCACCAAAATATGGTTTACCCAATAAAGTGTCATATTTAACAAATAAAACATTTTCATTAGGTCCTGTTCCTGTTGAAGTAAATGAAGTATTTGTACTACCGTCAGTGTTTAATAATACTATTTTATTTGCAGTTGAACCATTCCATTGACTGAATGGACCTACAACTAATAACTTTCCATCAGGTAATATATCAAACCACTCAACCCATGCGTTACTACCTGTACCAATATTGAATGATGTATCTATACTACCATCAGTATTTAATCTAATTAAGTCGTTTACGGATACACCACTATAATTTGAAAACGTTCCACCGACAATTATCTTATCATCTGATTGAACTTTAACAACATAGTTTGATGAATCACCTGTGAAACCTGAACCTGGATTAAATGTGTTATCAATAGTTGTATCCGCATTTATTCTACATATATCCCTTCTTGCCACACCTCTATAAGTTGTGAAATTACCTACAATAACTATTCTGTTTAAACTATCTACATCAACTCCCCAAATATTTCCATCAGTACCACCAGTAGTTCCACCAAAGTCATATACTAATCCACCTGCAGTAGTTAATTGTGCAATCCTATTAGTGCTACTTCCATTATAACCTGTAAATTCACCAACTACAATTGCTTGGCCATTTGATTTTAATTTAATTTGATATACACCACCACCACTAAATCCTGAACCAATACTATAAGAATTATCTATAGTACCATTACTATTTAATCTAACTATCCTATTTTTACTTACACCACTATAAGTTGTAAAAAAACCACCTACTAATAATTTACCATCTGCTTGTAATGCTAAAGCATCAACTATACCATCCATATCTGTGGTTGTTGCAAATGATGTTTCTTTTTGACCCCATTGGTCTAATTTAATTAAGTTCGTTACATTTGTTCCATTATAACCTGTGTAGTTACCACCAATGTAAACATTTGAACTACTATCAGTTACAATTTCAGTTACATAATATGTACTACCAGATGGTGCAAAACCTGTACCAATTTCAAAACAAGTAAACGCCGGTGTTGCGGTTGGAGTTGGAGTAGGTGTTGGTGTTACTGTTGGAGTAGGTGTAGGAGTTGGGGTTGGTGGAGTTGGTGTTGGACTTGGTGTCACACCAGCATAACCGGCAACAATATATTCAAAATTATAACTATCTGAAGTTGTACTTGCAGTAAATGTTACACTTAATGGATTTGATGTTGTTGCTGTATCTGAAATAAAAGAATCATAAATTCCATTATCTCCACCTCTATCATCTGTTGTATAATTTCTTCTTAAAACTTGTATTGTCTTTAATAGATTTGATGGGTCTGAATATACTTTTATTGTAACTACATCACCTGAATATATATAAGTTGAATATAGATTTTGAATATCTGTATATCTTATTACTCTTGGATTTGTTACGTCATTAACATAAAGTTCAACATAATCAATACCATAATCATTTACTAATTCATCAAATGATAAAAGTATTGCTCCTCTATTTATTTGGGTTGTTGAACCTGTTAAAACTGTTATATTATGTATTGGCATCTTTTATTGATTTACTTGTAAATTAGTATATAAGCTTGATGTTGTTGGTCCATATCCACTTGTAAATGAGGCACCATAATTAGACGACCTATAAAATGAAGATCCATATGATATATAAACATATTCCCCATCTTGTGACATTCTTAATATTTGTGTACCATCTTCATATGATAAAGTTGTTATAAGTGTCCAATTTGCTCCATAATCAGTTGACCTATAAACTTTTGGACCTGTAAAACCTAATACTTTTGTCATACCTATAAGATATTGTCCACTACTTGATTGTACAACTTGAACATCATCTGCAGTAGTTGCACCGCCATCATTAGCAGGATTAGAAAATGTAACACCTGAATTACTTGATATTATAAATGGATTAGTACTTCCTTCAATTCCTAAGACCGCATATTGTCCTGTTTCTGAACATGAAACAGAGTCAATATTAGATAATGATGTTCCTGACCAAGTTAATCCAAAATCATTTGATATTGTATAATATTGACTACCTCCACTTCCTCTTGTTCCAATCCAAAATCTATTATTTGCAGAAATTTTCATATTTGTAAAATCTTTATACCCCACAGATAATCCAATACTTGTAAAATTTCTACCAAAATTTCTTGATACAAACACTTCGGTAAATCCGCCAGATACTAACATACTAGCCCATACAAATTGTCCGTTTGGAGAAACACCAACATTATTTGTAGCATATGCGGATGGTAATGATGTAATTTCTATAGTAGAACCAGATGTTCTTGAAAAACCAATAGAACCACCACCTAAATTATATGTTATATATTTACCTGAACTTGAAATTGACGATACTGTATATGTATCTAAAATTGTAGTAGGTCCCCACGATGTGGCATTATTTGAAGATGTATAACCACTATTAGATTTTGTATATATATATTTACCTGTTGCATCACAACCTATACACGGTGCAATTTCATTTGAAAATCCAACTCTAATTCCATACGTTGTTGCATCAGCATAAAACGCATCACAACTTTCCCATACGTTTGCTCCTGTTGTTGTTCCTGATTGGTTTACCCAAAATGTTGCTAAACTATATATTAAACCATTTGGATTTGTATATATATAATTTATAAATGCATCATATACCCAATCTATACCACTTGAATTATATGTGTCTTCACTAACCTCATACATTGTATATGGTGTATAATCAATCCAAAAATCATCTGTTTTAAATATTCTAAATGAAGATGTAAATCCTGATGTACTTCCTGTTAATGAACCCACCTGTTGGTCATAATAAATTGACCATATAAAATTTGTATCTATTAAATTTGGTTCTGTAAAATTAGTTTTAAATTTATAAACAATATCAGGTGTATCACAATAATAATAGAAGAAATATCTTTCAGGATATGTTTGTGGATTAACATTGAATTGAACTAATTCAACCTTTGTTAATTCTCTATTTGTTAAGTTAAATTCATTAATCTTATTAACTAAAAAATATTGTTCATTAAGTTTAATAACATCATTATAATTTAGATTCTGAATATCTGAATATTTTAAATCAAAATAACCATTAACAAATCTTGTATTTGGGTCGTATAAATTAGTAATTCTATTCTTATAGAAAGTATTATATACATCATTTTCTGTGTATGTGTTATAGGTCTGTACACCAATATCTACTGGCAATTCTGAATTGAATAAAATAGATAAACTATCATTATTAATTTTATATTGGTCAGCAAGACCTTGTGGCATTGTATGTGAAATATTTGGTATATTTTCATAAGAATTTAAAATACCTGCTCCTGATGGTTGTAATTTAACGGTATAAGTATTATAACTGAATGTATAATTAAACACTTCACCAACTGTATCAATAAATGGATTAATACCATTCATCCAAAAGAATAACTTTGGTTTTGATTTTACACCTTTATATAACCATCTAACTTGATTGTCATAAGAACTAATTTCACTTCCTGCTGAATAATTGATACCTAATGGTAAACCAATATTGTCATCCCATCTTCTAATTAATTCTGTTGAGAATATTGTTTCAATTTTCTTTTCTTCTGATTTAAAAGATGTTGGGTTATATATAATATTCCTTCCGTATATTCTATTATTTCTAATTTTAAATTCTCTATTACCTTCATCACCATCTTCTTGGTCTGTTAGATGTAAATTACTTTCAATATAGTTTAATGCTGGTTCAACGGTGAATCCTTTATCAAATGATAATTTATCGGTCCAATCATATATTTGACCTGTCCCCATATAAAAATCAAATGGTTCTATAATAATATCATTTGGAATTTCAGGATGTGGAATAAATACCAAATTGAATTTCTTTGCAATTGATGATAATAAATCTATTTGTTTTATATTTTCATCAATAACCAAACTAAAATCCACAAAATCTCCATCACCAAAGTTTACAACTGTACCTACAGGCGATGGAAAATATCTTAATGTACTAATGTCAGCAACAGGTATATCATCATAATAAAATCCAAAATCAAATCCTTCTACCGCATTGATTGTAACTCCACTTGTTCCTGCTGGTATTAATCCAAATTCACTATACGGAAACATATTGGCAAAACCATATGTAATATCATCTAAACAAAAACAAGGAATCCCTGTTCCTCTTTTACAAACAAAAATGTTTAAAGTAGATGGTGCAATTGTACTACCACTATAAATTAACTCAACACCTTCTTTTGGTAACTCTTGTATGTTATTTAATTTATAACTAAACTTAGTTCCCTCAGAACTAAAATAACCATATAGATATAATGATTTAATCCACGGCGTGTTCATAAAATCACCGCTAATGGAATAACCATATGTTTTAAACATTAATTGAATTAAACTCCAAACATTCAATGCTGGTTTTAATTGATTATCTCTTAATCCTGTTGTTGGTGAGTTAATATAATATTCTTCTACACCTGCAGCGTATGCTTGTGTTGTACCTGTGTAAGCAGCAATTGGTGATGTTGATGTATAAAGTCTTGTTTGTTCGGGAGTTGATCCTGAAAGGTTTGGTAATGTTGCGCCACTTGTACTTTCATAATTGTAACCATTGTGAACAATAGGATAAAAAAATGGATAAGGATATTCATCTTCTTTAAAAAAGTTTGATACATACCATCTTTCTCCAACTCTATCTTTATTAAAATAATGATTAAATGTAAATTCATTTGGTGAATAAAGAACAGTATCTTCAGTACCATATTCTAAATCTTTTAAAAGATTATTACCCATCTTACCAAACAAATCACCAATTGTTGAATATAATGTTACGTCATATTCTTTCTTTGAATCTAATACAGATACTTTATTTAATCTCATATAACCCTTAAAATAGGATTGGTCATTTAATAAAACCTCAACATTAACTCTTTGTGTAGCATTAAAATATAATGATTGTGCGTCCACATTAAAAAAATCCTCAAAGAATCTATTGTTCTTTTTTGAACCAGGTAATATTAAACCAACTGAATAGTCTGAATTTTTCTTACCAATATCTTGTAACTCAGCAATGGATTTATTTAACCTAATAGGAATGTCACCGTATAAATCTAAAAATTGATATTGAGTTATTGGGTTCCAAAACGATGGGTTACTTGGAGGTACGTTATTTGTATTACCAGTTACTAAAGAAACATAAGGGTCACCATCATATTGTGCTATTTGATTAACACCATATGTTGTACCCGTTGACCACGTACTTCCTGATATAGTATCGGGAATATTTGTTAAAACTCTTAATACTGTTTGTTGTTGACTCATAAATTAAAATCCTCTGTTTACAAAGAATGTATCTGCGTTCTTCAATGTTATTTTGTACTTATTCAATTTTTGATGGTTCTTATTAATTGTTTGTACTTCTGTTGATAAAATTTGAACAGGTCTTAAATCCTTATAAACTTTATCTTGTCTATCCATCGGTGATATAAAATCATCTTGAACTAAATAAACTTGTGGTGAATAGAATAGTTGTTCTAACCAATTACCAAATGGAACCGATAGATAATCAGATTCCAATACAATTTCTTTATCTAATGCAACATCAAATGTTTTAACAGTTCTACCAAAATCTCTATCGGGTGCTGCTAAATCTGTTGAATAATATCTACTATCGTATGTTTGTGTTCTAATCTTTTTTGTATCTTGTCTGTACGCTGTGAATGTGTAATAATCATATCCACCCCTTGTATTTAAAAACGCAAGTCTTGTATTTTCAGGTTTACAGTTTACATCAATATAGAAATAGAATTGTTCTGATACAGGACCTATTGGACCTATGGATGTTCTACTTGCACTATTTGTTGGATAAGCATAAAACAATTGAACCGTATAATATGCTACATTACTCCAATCAATTGAACTTACAAATACATTGTCAATATCCACTGGTCCACATGGTAGTGAAAATACTTTTAATGTATCAGTATATCCTGTTGGTGATGCATATGTTGTACCTGAGAAATTTAATTGTTGGTTAAATGAATAACCAGATATTTTTACATTATCCTCATCAAAAAATTCAAATACTGCGTAGTCTGCTTCTATTACCATTCTGTCCCCTGATTGTCCGTTTAGGTAATATAATACATAATTTTCTGAATCTTGTATATACTGAATGCGTGGTGCATCAGTTAAAAATCTTGCTGTCTCACTCATCTCAGGTAGAGATGGATAATCCATAAGATATTGTGACATTGGACTTAATCTTCTATTAATATCAATTGTATTAATAGTTAATCCTGTTCCAACAACAGTTCCAATTTCTTGGTCAAAGTTTGGAAGGATGTATTTGTCTGTTGCCATCTGAAAGGCACCACCAACATAATCAAAGTACTCACCTGTATTGGTAAATCCTGATGCTGTAAATCCTGTTGATGTTACACAGTTTGGAATGTTTGTATAATGGTCATAATCGTTTGATGGAGTATTACCACTATATTCTGTTATTTGAGTTGTGCCTGACAAATAACTATAACCATACTTGTAATTGGCATTAATACTATTTGGGTATGGATTGTTGATATTAATTTGATCTGTTGTACTATACCAATTGTTCAACCAATAATATGTGTAATGTTGTGATTGAACATAGTTAGACATATAATCGTATGGTCTTAAATTAAAATAATACGAATAGGTAGAACCTGATAATGTAATTTCATATGGAACCAAAGACATTCTACCAACCTTTGAACCATTACCATACAAATCAACATCTAATTGCATGGAAGAAACATATGTGTCTCCTGTTAGAGTAATACCATAAGTTCCACCCCTTTGATAAACCATATCGGTTGACCTACGTAATTGTGTATTACTATTTAAACCATTACTGTATAATTGTGTGTATCCAAATGTTGGCATATTATATTCCTTCTATTAAATTGATTAATTCTTCGTAAGCCTCATCACCTAAAAGTTCCATTATCTTTGGGTCGTTACCTATCATTTCAAGTGCTACGTCCAAAAAGTTGGATGGTCTTATTCCGAATTTCTTTATGTTATTTTGTATTGCGAACGCAAAACTTCTTCTTTTTATAAATTGTCCTTTCTTGTCTCTTCCCTGTAATCCTCTACTCTTAATCCATTGTTCAATAGCACTAATTGGAACACCTTTCTTTCCTGGCAATCTTCCTGATTGTACCCATTGTGCGTATTTTTCCATTATAACCTTAATAGTATCAGGTATTGTACTTATACCAGTTTGACCTTTTAAAAATTTTCTTCTACTAATTTTAGAATATGTAGTTCCACCTTTTTGAAATTGTACTTGTATACTATCTCTCAACTTACCAGATGCAACCTTATTACCGACACCCTTAAACTTGGCAAACCCAAATGGGTAACGCTTTTGTTCAAGGGTCTTTTTTAATATACTTTCAATAATAGGTGCAATTTTTTCTACGTCCATGTTATGATGGGTTTATAATTAAAAATGCTACAGTATCTGTGTCTCCGTTATGGTTTGATGTTATTGTAAATGTATTTGTTCCTTTTGATGATACAACAACAGGTCCTGCGTTAGGGTGATTGTTAGTTTGTTTAGTTAAGTATATTAAACTATTTGCTGTAACTAAAGTATTTGATACAGTTGCTGTACCAGGGTTTCCACCATCTAACGCTACTGTTCCCATAGTCTTATTTGAACCTGATGCGAATAATACGTTACCCGATACATTTAATGAACCTGTAACAGTTGTGTTACCATTAACATTTAATGAACCTGTTACTTCAACAGGGAATCCCATTTGTATTGGAACGTTTGCTCCTGAACCACTCTTAAATAAATAAGCATTTGATTCTGATTGTGATTTGACAACAAAATGTCTATCAACTTGTGGTCCCAAAGAAGATGGCATTTGACCAATTAAAATATTCTGTGAACCACTTATTATGTTTTCTGTATTACCAATAATGATATTGATTGAACCTGATTTAAAGTTTCCACCTGTTGGTAATACCAAGAAGTTTTGTGAACCTGTTGAAAACTGTGAATTAAATCCACCCAATAATATATTGTTTGTTCCGTCTGCGAACTTGTTTTGTGTTCCACTAAATTCACCAATTGCGGTTGTATATTTATTTGCGTTACGATATAATGTAACACCTGCTCCAAATCCTATTCTTGTAATATTATCAGTTCCATCATTGAAACCAAGACTCATTGCTCCTGATACATTTAATGAACCTGTGATTGTTGTATTATTACCATTGATGTTTAATGAACCTGTGATTGATTGAGTACTACCTGCTGAACCTGTTGTGATTAATCCATTTCTATTTCCATCACCAACTGTAACACCATTCAAACTTAATGAACCTGTTATACTTACTGAACCTGTGATTCTTGTATTGTTTGTATTATCAACGTGTATTGCGTTTCTTCTATTACCTGCTCCTGTTCCTGTTCCTACAACAAATACAGCGTCTTGTGAACTTTCTTGTAATGAACCTGTTGCGTTGAACCTACCAACTATAACTGTACCACCTGCGGTTGTTGATGTGTTTGATGCTGATACAATTAAACTATCACCTAATACCGCTGTTGATACTAAGTGTCCACCTGTTGAAGTTGAATAATCTGAATTAACCCTATTATTTATGCCTAATATTGTATTATCATTGAATTGTCTTCTATTAGCACTATTACTACCTGAAACTGTAATAAAGTTTCCAGTACCACCAAATATATTACGTTGAACGTTTATGTTATTTACTGCTGCTGAAACTGATGATGAATAGTTATTTTGTACTGTTATACCACCACCAATGTTTTGTTGTAATATTCCTACTGATGAACTTGCTTGGTTTAATGTTACACCAGCACCACCAATTATATTATTAAAATATTGTGAGTTTGAACTTAATGTTGTTGTATTTGCGTTTGATGTTAAAGTACCACCAATAATATTATTGTTTAAACTAAGACTACCTGATTGATGGTTTATTACTGTACCACCAATAATTTGGTTGTTTTGAATATTTGGTACTCCTAATACTGAACTTGTTGTAAATGTTAATGATAATGATCCGTTTAAATTGTTATTTATCATTGTAGGACTTACTAATGATGCGGTGCTTAATGTTGGTATTGTTGCAACTAAATTATTACCACCAATATAACCATATGAACCTTGTGTGAGTATTGTATTATTTCTTGTTGGGTTCATTATAATATTATTAGAACCACTAATAACAATTGAACCTGTTTGGTTTGGTACTGGTCCACCACCATTTAATAAAAAGTTAGATTGTGAAACTGGTGCTGATGATGATATAAGAAATAGTTGCGAACCACTTGACCTTGCTTCACTTGTAAAGTTTAATAAACCATTATTAACTGTATTACCAATTAATGAACCTGATATAACTGTATTACCAAGTATTAAACTACCTGTAATTACTTGTGTTGTTGATATTGAACCTGTGGTTATAACACCAACTAATGATGGACTAACACCACTTGTTCCTGATGTACCATCTGTTCCTGATGTACCGCTACTTCCGTCTTGTCCGCTAGTACCTGATGTTCCTGACGTACCATTAGAACCAACCAATCCATCCGAACCACTAGTTCCTGATGTTCCTGAAGTACCACCACTTCCACTTACACCTGATGTTCCACTGGTTCCTGAAGAACCAGCAAGACCAGATGTTCCTGATGTACCTGAACTTCCTGCCACACCACTTGTACCTGAAGTACCTGATGTTCCGTTTGTAATTGGAACATTGTTTATTGAAAAAGAACCTGAGATGTTTACCTCAGTTAAACTCATCTGTAAAGGTGAATTATCTCCATCACCTGTTTGAACGGTTTGTAATGTACCTGTTAATCCATTGGTACTATCGGTCATCTTTAAAAGACCTTGATAGGATTGTGATACGTATAAATTAGTTAATTGACCCATTTTATATTATATTTTGTGTTTTAAGTGTTTTCCCAATCTGTATTAACGTTCTTCCAAAGTTCAGCAAGTTCACTCCATGTACTACCAGGTATAAATGGTAATATAGGAAGTACACATCTATCGTACGCAAATTTCTGTACAAAGTGAAAGTCTAATATCCATCCTGAAAGAATTGTTTCTGTCTTCTCATAGAATGGTTGTGCTGTTGCGTCCCATCCTGCTTCAAAGTCTGACAAATACAACTTAGCAAAAAAGTCTTTTACTATTTCTAATTGGTCAGACAATACATCCTGTTGATTTGAAATATCGTTATTTAGTTTATCTACAAAGAACACTTTCCATCCTACGTGTATTAAACCTGTTTCAAAATGTGTTGATTCAGGCATTACATACATACGAGGATATTCAGGTTCCTGTTTTGTTATTATATCGTTTGTTAATTGTTCTACGTCACCAAATCCATAAGAATTAATTTGTTGATGTGCATCTGCAAACTCTTCAAATTTATTTAAAATGAATTGGTAACTTGTGAATTGTTCATCTTCAGGGAATTGGAAGTTACCAACTACTGGTGGTGTACAACTGTTATAATCAAACCCTACTTCAAATGATAAGTTTAATGTCCATCCACCCAAAGTTGTCTCAAACCTTTCAAGGAATGGAATAACATCAGGTCTTTGTTCTACAACCAAATCCCAACTAAAGTCTCCTTGTGCTGCTGTGAATGATTGTAATATAACTGTCCAAATATCTTTAACAATCTCCAAAGTATCAGACATTACCTCACTTTGGTTTGATTGGTCATCTTCAACTCTATCCATAATAATAATGGATAAACGATAGATTAAACGATTCTCGTCTAATTTAACTTCACCAGGTACAATATACATTCTTGTATATTTGGGTTCCTGTTTGGTTGTTAGGTCATTTGTACACTGCGCAAGGTCACCAAACCCGAAAGATTTAATCTGTTCGTGATTGTATGCTATTGAACTGAAGTACGTTAATAACTGTTTATAATTAATTGAACTTGTATTCATCTACTTTTAAATATAAAATAATCTAAAACGTTATTTGAAATTATACCATCTCCCCATTGGCCTTCTTCATTAATCTCTGTTGTTCTTCGTCATATTGAATTAAGAAGGATAATTGGTTGAGAACTTCCATTATTTTTTTATTGAAGATGTACTCATGCTTTGTAAAGTCATTTCCAGCAATTCTGTTGACGACAAGGAACCAACCGTAGACTTTCTGAAAACTATTGCCCATATCAGTTTCCTCATCTTCCATGTGAGTTTGATTTTGGTCCACATCGAAATTTTCGGGATCGAAGACAGCCGGGAATAACTTAAAAATTTGTTTGCGTAGTTGATAAAAAAAAACTGTGCTCCAAGTATATACTTCACATCTAATTTGGTTTTGAACAATTCGGCTCGTTCTTCCATCTTCTTTAAATCATATTTTTCAATGTCAAAGTCGTGTTTGGACCTTTCGTGAATAATTGGTCTATACATAATTGATGCTAGTATGTGTAACATATTCAATAGGTCATCCGCCTTCTTCGTTGAGATGGTATCCATATCCACAAATTCAGCAAAGGTTAAATCCTTCCAATTTGGAAAGAACCCATAATGAACCCCATCAATTTCAAACCTATCTTTAAATTCAGGTTTATCAACAGGTATTAATGACATTACATATGCTGCCAAATAACTTACTTCCTGATAATCAGATTCTAATAAATCCTCAACCTTTGCTCCACTTACTATGTTTAATAGTTTTGCTGCAAAATAATCCTCAGAGAATAAATCTCTAATCTTAAATATCTTAGTGTAATTCTCAATTGATATAAAGTCAGGGACATTATATTCTACTTCATCTATTTTAAATTTAATCATATATGTATATATATTTTATCCTACGAATGCAATGGAATATCTTCCTGTTGTTTTCATATTCTTTATTTCAAAGTACATTCTCATTGCCACCGCATCACTTAAATCGGGTGACTTACCAAGAACTTTCTTCATTTCATCCTTTGATATTATTGCTACCTTATTATCCTTATCAACATCTTTTAATTTAACCGCAAGTAATTCCTGTGTTAATTCATCCACCGTTGATGGTTCCATTATATTAATACTTATTTTCCCTTCTTTAAATAGTTCCGATAGTTTTACATAACATTGGGATTTTAAATTACTAAAGTTTTGGTCGTGTAATGGTCTTGCATTGTTCACAAAGTTGGTTCCTCTAATCTGGTCCGCAACTCCGCCTCCAACTCCATCACTATCCACAATTACATTATTTGGGTGTACACCGTATTTCTGTATTAGTTCCCTTATTTCGGACGATAAATCTGTGGTTGATAGTTTGGTATAGACATACACTTCCAAGACCACCAGTCCACTCCAAACAACCGCAACGGACCTGTCTGAACCAAATCTTGCTACGTCCACTGAGATATACTTCTTATCTGTTGGTTGTGGTGATAATTTAAACATACTATTGGATATACTATCAAAGTCAAAAATATTATCTGACTCATCCATATAATTCCAATCCCCTTCCAATAATCTCTTTCTTTGTTGCGGTGGTAATGACTTTAACATCTCAATATAAGATGCTGGTAAGTGTGGGTTGTCAAGGGGTAGCGCAGGAACAAACGCCATATTGTCTGGCAAGGTTTCCTGAATGTACGGAAGATAGAAAACTTTCTTCAACCAAACTTGGCCAGGATTGCAAGTAAGAAGTAATTTTGGTGCCAGACAATATTGGTCTAACTTAAATCTCATACGAGACTTGAGGATATTGTATGCAAGTTGTGATATTTGTGCTGCCTCATCAACAAATACTGCTGTAAGTTCCAAACCCCCTAATGAATCAAAGTTTGGGTCCGATGGTTGGTACTGTAAATCTTTTAATACTATCTCAGACTTGTTTGTGAATGTAATTACATTTGATTGTCCGTTATATACATAATGTTCCCCTGACTTTAATCCCATCGATTGTAGAGTTTCAAATAATGTATTGAGTGTGGTTAGTTTTAATTGTTGTAATACTGTTCTACCAATCAAACATCTAATCCCTGCGTATTTTAAACATAATGTACTAATCCAAAGACAACCTATAAAGGATTTACCAGCACCGGCGGATCCTCCGTATAATACTTCGTTAGTTGTATCATCCATTAAGAGTTTCCACGCTTGTGATTGTTTCTTAGTTAGATTTATGTTTACCTCCATATATATGTATATAAATTCCCAAAAACGAAACATTACTTTCGTCTATGATAAATTTTTTTATTCTGTAATATTAATATTAATAGAAATAGTTTCACCATTTGAAGTTAGGTCAACTTTCTTTGGTGCCTCCATTCCTAATATCTTTGTTATGTCTCTGAGAACTTCCGACTCAATCCTTCTATTACCTTGTAGTCTACAACGATTTAAAAGGTCATACAGACGATTTAATTGTTCGGTTAGTATTTCCTCTTGGTTCTGACTATATCGTTCCTTCAGACGGTTCCTAACATCCTTCCAAACGTTTTCTGCTTGTCTTGTTGTTATATCAAATTCCTGTGCGAACTGTTTCTTAAATTCATCATATGATTTTTTCTCATATAACATTAACTCAAAGGCACGTTCCATCCTTTGTTCATATTCTAATTCGTTTGCTTTGTTTTCCTTGCTCATAATAATCCGATGTTTTTTAAGTGAAAGGTAAATCTTCTTGCTTGACCTTTACCACATCCTCCACAGTTAAATATAAATTCTTCACCGAACAGTGCCTGATATACCTTGTTGATAAACTCCTTTTTGTCTTCCTTCACTCCACCGAATGATGTTAGTTCAGCGTATGCGAGTATAATATCATCCTTTGTTGGAATATATATTTCTTCTTCCAACTCAAATGGTAGTGGTATATTTTCTACCACAACCTCTTTTGGTTTCTTACAACTCTTACATCCTCTCTTTTGTTTACCAGGATTTTCTATTGAGTTTTGTTTTAACTTTTCTAATCTATCCGTACTTCCGAGTTTGTCCATGTTTTAGTTCTTAGTTTGTCCACCATTCCAATTATTTAACTCTTGTGCTAATAGTTCATCAGGAGTTTGTGGAATTGGTTCTATTATATCTATGTTATTATACCAATCTTTTGTTTCAGGAACCATTTCAACCTTTGGTATTTCTATTAATTGTGGTTGAGAATCTGATACTACAACAGGTTCTTTTCGTTTTTTACATCCACATCCCATGATAATGTATTTTGTTCTTCTCCTTCGATTATGACAGTATTTTCTCTATTGATTCTTTCTTGTTCTCTTTGTTTTAACATTACATCATATAGTTCAAGTAACTGTTGTCTTTCTTCAGGAGTATGTTTATTTATCTGTTCCATCGTTTCTCTTTGAATCTTTAGGAACAACTTCTTTGATTCTCTTTCTTGGAATCTTTTGTTTCTTCTATCTATACCCATAACTAATCTTCATTTAATCTTTTTAAAACATTTGTTTTTATTTGTTCTTTTCCCTCCTTAATATAACGAGAAATACTTGTTAAGGGAATAGTTGTCTTTTTACTTACTGCCTTAAGTGAATTAAGAACAAGGTAATGATTTAGTATGGCTTTACGAAACCAATCCAATTCTGAATATTCTTCCTCTAATATTTGTAATAATAATTCAGATTCAAATTCTTCCTGTTCCGCCTCCATATTAAATGCTTCAGATAAATCAGAATAGTTCAATCTTTCCTTTCTAATTCTATAATGGTAAGGGGATGTTTTGGAATAATAATTTACTCTCATGATTGAGGTGATATAATACTTTATACAGTCATCACTATATTCTTTTAGAATTATTTCATCCTTCTGATAAAGTTGAAGTATAACCTCGTGAAATAATTCCCTTGAAGTTTCATTATCCTTTTTAGTTATTTTGGTTGCTATCTCAAGCAACTTATAATAGTTTTTGGTAATAAAATCTTCTACTTTTTTATTCATTAATCATTGTTCTAATTTTAGTTAGTAAGTCAACAATCTCATATTGTTCATTTTCTATATTGGTAATAATTGAGGAATCAATTAATTTATCCAACGCTCTAACTTTATTTATGTGGGAATCTAAATGTTCATTTAATAATGTTGTAAAACAATCCAATATTAAAAACGATAGTTCAATCTTTTCTTCTTCACTTAATAACCAATAATTAACTGGTACTTCTATTTCACCAACCTTAACATGATTTTCCATTCTTAATACGATTTATATACTTATTTATCGTTGCCGTTGATACCCCATATTTCTTTGATAATTGTTTTTGACTACAATTACCTAACATATATAAATTATATATTTCTGTCCATTCAGGTGTATTATAATCTATCTTTTGACCAACTCGGAATTTTTGTTTATTTACCTTATAGAACTTTAATTTACCATCAACATATTCCTTAACACCAGGTTTTAAGAAATGACCACACTCCTCACTATAAGTATATCCCAATACCTCCATTACCATATAAGTCTGTTCCTTTTGATAATCATCTTCAAAAACCCCTATCTCATTTCTTATACGGTCAGAACCTCCGGTATTTTCCTTCCACTCTTGTCTTTCCTCTTTTCTTTTATCTGACTCTTTTTTATTACAACACTTTCTACAATCAAGATATTCTTTGAATATAATACCTCTTGCTTTGTATTTGTAAAAACCATCTATGTGTACATATTCCTGACAGGTTCTACATAATCTATAATCGGGATTGGTTGATAACGGATTAATTACCTCTATTTCTAATTCTAAGACTACTGGTTCAATTATTTCTTTCATCTTGATACTTTCCTTGTATTTTCTTTTTCCTTCATTCATGCAAGAATTACAAATTTTTCGTGTGCGCCATTTTTGTTGACTAGAATGATAATAGGTATAATACTCATTATCTAATTTTTCTATTGAACACTTATTACACTTAACCATAAATACTTGTATTTAAACGAAAAACCCCCACCTAACAAAATATTAGGTAGGGGAAGAAAATTCTTAATGTTTGGGAACATACTAGAATAATAAAATATAATATCAAATCAGGTTGAAGTAAAGACTAATATAGTTCTTCTTCAAATGAAAAGAAGTTTCGTTGCTGCTTTAATTCAGGATTGTAGAAACGAAGAATAAAAGTATCAATATCTCCTCTTTCTTCTTCCGGTATTAATACTAGTCTTTCAATATGTACTTGTTTCTCTGTTGAGGATAGTTTATAAAATTCTTTCACTGATAGTGCACCAGTTCTAAACTTAGGTGCGTTGCTAGTAGTTTTCATATCTAGTTTATTTATTTTATATAAATATATATAATCTTTTCTACTTAAACAAATACTGGTGCTCTAGTGCCGGATGTTTCTTTTTTATTTATATCTTTGTTGCTGGATGCTGGTGCTCTAATGCTGGGTAAAAAAATATGTACACGATCCAACAGGAGTTTACCTGAAGTATAGTAGTTTAGATTAACCAGGTTTTCTACCACCACCTGTAATTAATAAATACATATTTTTTTCTGTAAATCCAAATTCCAAAGAAAAAAAGTTTTTTTAATAAAATTTGGAACTTCCAAGATTATTCTGTATATTTACTATTATAAACTATTTTAAAATTTAAAAACTATGCCGGTAATTAGAAGTTACTACAAGACTACCCCAATTGACGATGAGACATTGGGTAAAGCAATTGCGTCTGCTAGAGACCAAGAAAACAAAATCTTTCAAATCTTTAAGAAGTATGGATGTATGACAACGTGGGATGTGTACGATATGTACAACGAATTAGTTGCACCAATTATTCCTTCATCAGTTGGTAGAAGTATCAACACATTATTGAAGTTAAAGGTTATATCCTCAATTGGAACAATAACAGGTGAGCAAGGTAGACCAGTTAACTTGTATGAGTTGAATGAAAATATCCCTGACGTAATTGAAAGAAGACACAACCAACAAATTCCTAACTCAGTTAAATTAGATTTACTATTCAAAGAAGATGGTGAGATTGATGTTGAACAAATGGTTTCCAACTTAGATTTGGTATTATCAAGAATTTCTCGTAAATTTAACTTAAACTATTAAACAATAAACAAAATGGCAAACTGTCCCGAATTTTACAGCACAGATATTAAAATCTTGCAACAATCTCAAAGTAAGATGGCATTAGAGTATTTGAACCTAATGGGTCTTAAACCTACCGTAGAACAACTTTGGAGAGTAACTGAAGTATTTGTTCAATGTTGTCTTCATAAACAAGACGATGACCTTAAAAAGAGAATTAAAGATTTAGATAAATGGATTGTAGAACAACAATCTAAAAATAAAGTATAATACTTTTTTGTTTATACTAAGGGGTGAAGTTTGGTGTACTTCCCCCTTTTTTTTAATACTTATAGTTATGAGAGATTTTAAGTTTTTTAATACAATTGATGATGATGATGCAATAGAACCATATCAATCAGAACCACCCCAAATTTACACCCAAATCATAAGAGTGGAACTTCCTATCAATGAGATGACAGAAGACCATTTAAACCACCTTAAAATAAGTAATGAGAATATGATATTTAATCAAATCTCAGATACATTAGATTTTCGTCATGAGATAATTCATCAAGACGAATTTGGATTTACACTTAGAACAGAATTATATATTTAATATTTGTTTTTTAAAATATTTTGTTATATATTTATACTTGGAGGGGCGGATACAGTTTTCATTCTAAATTTGATATTGCCATTTCATGTAGTACATTCGTCCCTCCTTTATAATATATAGATAGTTGATTTTACTTAAGACCCTGACTTTGTCGGGGTTTTTTGTTTATTGATAATCAATGAGTTATAACTTTTTTAAAAAATAATTAAAAAAATATTTGGTATATAATTTAGAATGTACTAAATTTGTCCTATCAAATTAAAACAAATAGATATGAAAAATTGTAACCGTTGTAAACAAAATTTACCATTTGAATCTTTTACAACAAATAAAAAAAACGCAGATGGATATGGTCAATATTGTAAATCTTGTCATAGTAAAAACGCAAAAGAATATTATTTAAGAAAAAAAGGTATTGTAATTGATATGGATTTAAATCCACCAACTAAAGATATTTTAGAAATAAATAATATAAAAGAAGAATGGAAAGATATTGAAGGTTATTTGGGTGAATATGAAATTAGTTCATTTGGTAGAATATGGAATAGTAAACATGGTAGATATATTAAAACTTCTTTAAGCGGTAATAAAAGATGGGGTCAATATAAAATGGTTAGACTTAATAAAAAAAATTATTATATACATAGATTAATTGCTATTCATTTTATCCAAAATGCAGATAATCATTCTGATGTACATCATATTAATGAAAACAAATTAGATAATAGAATTGAAAATTTAATGTGGATTGATCAAACTGAACATTGTCAAATATCCCCAAAAGGTTATGGTTTAAAAAATGGAAATGGTAAATTAACCGAGGAACAAGTTTTGGATATAAGAAAAAATTATATCCCATATAAAACTCCTTTTGAATTTTTTGCCAAAAAATATAATGTCTCAAGAGGATCTATTGAAAATATTATTTCAAGAAAAACATTTAAATATTTGGTAGATTAGAATATTATAAATAATTTTGTTCTATCAAATCAAAACGGGGACAGGTTTCTGAACACAAAAAGTTATGACAAGTTTAAAATTAGACATTAGACAAGTAGGTAAAAAACAACAAATCGTTGAGGTAACAAATGGTTCAGTGTTCATCAAGATGGGTGAGTGGACTTACTACCTTGACAACTCAACAGGAGAAGAAATTGTAGAAAGATTTAATACTGACGATAATTTCCGTTCAGTTGATGATTATTCACAAGCACCTGTTTGGAAAAGAAAAACAGAATTTTAAAATTAAAAAAAACAGTTATGGAAAAGAAATTAGAAATTACGGTTGAAGATAAGAACACAGGACTATTAGTTATTGATATTCTTATGTGGGAAACTCTTGATGAGTTAAGAGAAGAAGTTAAAACATTACAGGATAAATGTATGTTGATTATGGAAAAAGGTTATTGGCATTGTGATGAACAAACTTTAACCGAAGAAGAACATCAAATTATTTACTACTAAAACAAAACAGTTATGGCTATTAAAGTAGATATATTCAACGACCTAAACAAATTGGTTAAAACGGTTCATATGGTTGATAAGTTATTAACAGAGAAACCTAAACGTACAAGAACGTTGTATATTACCAAAAGATTCACAGAAGAAGAATTGGAATATCTATTAGACCAATTATATAGAACTGAGGATTTTGAAATGGATAAAAGTGAACGTACAATACACAATAAATTAATTAATAAATTAAAATAGTTATGAAATATCTTAAATGGAATCATGACTTGGTTACAGAAATTGTTAAACAATATCCCAATCAAAAAGAATTTAGAATAGGTAACATCAGGGCGTTTGAGTATGCTAAACGTAATGATTTATTAGATACATTCTTTCCCGATAGGAAGAAGAACGAAACCGAATGGACCGTCGACAAGGTAAAAGAAATTGCATCCAAGTATCGTAGACGTAAGGACTTTTGTCAGATTGAAAAGTCTGCTGCTGGTATGGCGTACCGATTTGGTATCATGGATGAACTATATCCATACAAAGAGTTTAAGGTACATACCCCAACTGAAGATGAAATGAAAGGACCTTTAAAGAGATGTTGTCACTGTAAAGAAGAATTACCCATAAAGTATTTCCACAAGAATAAAGTATTTTTTGATGGTCTTGCTCACAACTGTAAGAACTGTACAAACAACTTCAACAGAGAAAGAATGAGATTAGTTAAAAATAAAAATACTGTTTAAGGTTTCTCATAACTTCCTTAAACACGAAACCCCGACCATTAATTTGGAAGGGGTTTTTGTTTTGTATTATATGAGATAGAGGTGATCTTAACAGATGTTGTGTGGCAAGTGCCAGACAATATCTTTGCCAGACAATATCTTTGCCAGACAATTATTCACGCCATTTAGCGTAACAAATTGCTGCCGCTTGTTCTTGACCATATTCATCTATAATTTCACTGATACATCTACTGATGTATTTTTGTTCATCCTCATCACTTGATGGTGATGGGATAGGGAAACCTTCTTTAACTGTTCTTTGTTCTTCTTTAATAGGAACACAATTAGGGACCATTTTACCGTCTTTCTCTTTCATCCCAATAGGTTCGTAACCTTCCCAACAAGCACCTTCTAAACCCTCATCTTCCGCCATCTTCTTTGGTACTTTAATCTCAAAGTTATTTAACTTTAATTTAATAATTTGTTCTAATGTCATTTTGATAGTTTTTTATATTCTTTAAATGTTAATTCCTTGTTGGTTAAAAATACACTATTGTAATTATGACTAATCCAACCGGTTAATTCATCTTGTGTTATTTTATATTTCTTATCTAAATCAGGAATGTGGATTAATAATCTTTCAAAATAATCTGGTTTTACTGTAAAGTTTAACTCTGTG